CCAATCCGTGACTGTCTAACCACGCTTCCACACGGTCGGCACTTGGAGCGAGATACGGCTGAGCATCAATTCCTTCATTCGGTATCTTTTCACGCGCAACGTAGAACCCAAGTCCAACATCGCCACTAACGCGCTCGCTCCATTCGAGGATCGGGGCGAGTGGGGGATAGAAGCCGTCCGTTCCTTCCTCCATCGGTTCGGCATAGGGCGCGGTGTACCCATACACAATATCGCCATTATTCCGCTCCTCCGGCGGAAAGCCACTTTGCTGCAGTTGGCCTCTGTCTTGTGGGACTTCCTCTTGTGAGACACTAAAGCCAACACTTGCCGCGTCCATCCGGCGTTGTCTTTCCGCGTTCATCACGTCACGGGCGCTAATCTCCCGCTCCCGGTCCACGTTGATGCCTAACATTAGTAACTCCGAACGATGCTGGTGCTCTTACGATTATCAACGTGCCGCATGGCTGTAATCCCGTAGCGGGTTAACTCAAGATAGTCTTCCACTTGCCCCCCGCTTCGGTAATTGGTAGAGCCACCCTCACCACTTTCGCTTTCGGCTTCACCACCGGAGGCGAGTTCGGCTTTGTGCGCTGACAGATTCAACAGAAATTCCTCAGCATCCCCGTCTAACGTAGGTGTCCGTGCCATACGTCCGGTGTATAGTGTCTCACGTTCTCCAAGCGCCCCCTTAATCGCTCTGTCAAGGCGTTGGTCGGACACGTTGTTTTCAAACCCCGTGGTGGATAGGTCGCGCACGGCTTGTCTGATTGATTCTTTGTCACTCGTGGAAAGACTGTCATAGTCTGACTTACTGGTTTCATCAATCGTGGTCATGGCTCAGTCTTCGGCATACTCATTCAAGGTTCTTTGCCGAACGAAAAAACTCCGGTACTCCAAGTCCACGCTTTTGCCGTTTATTTCGTCACTATTGGCCGCTGCTGCAAATCGCCGTTTAACGTGTTGATCCAACTGCTCGAACTGCTCCTTAGTACAAATCAAGTCGGTGTCGCCGCTTTCAATCGCCGTTTCCTCTGTGAGTTGGATGCTCATAGCCGTTCTAAGCCGGTGAGTCCGTCCACAAGGTCATCATGCCCCATCCGTCCATGCACGTCCTCAGACGGATGCTCGGCCGCGATACTCTGCAGTTCTTGATACTCCTTACGTGCTAATTCTTGGCGTTGGTAAGAGTCGTCTACAAAGTCCTCTCCGTTCGGTAGGATGCTGGGGAATAGGCTTGTCATCGGTTGGGAAGTGAGAGTAGGTCAAAGCCCCCCTCATTCAGAATGTCAACCGTGGGTGTGAACTTGTAACTCCGGGGGTTCTCCCGCCCCGTAATCCGGGCCGTATCCAAGTCGTATCTGGTAATCTCTTCATCGGACCACTCACTCAGGCTAAACGTACTCTCCCGCGCTTCTCTACGCACACGGTGCCACTCCGGGTCAATAGCCTTCATCCCCTCGGAACGCCGGAACATACCCGTTGATAGGGCAAAGGATTATATAGTGCTTTGGGTCAGCGCGTGGAGATATCTCATACATACTGCTACGCAACGGTGGCTAAAAAGAAAGGGGGTTAGACCGTTTACGAGAGTTCGACCGAACACCCAGCGCGGGCTTGCCCGTATTTCGCGTCGACGTGAATACGAGCGTTGACGCCACGCAGGTCCCGAATCGGGTCCTCGTAATCCTTGATTTCGATGCCCTCACCGTTCGGGGCATACAGAACCGGCTGAATCATCTGGCTGTTGAAGACCACCGCGCCAACATCCCCGGTGGAATCGTAATCAAACGTGTTGTCCGGGGCATCGAACTTGTCGGCTTGGTCGCCGCCCGTGTAGGTCCGGCGGGACATGGCCGCGTGCTGTTCAAGTGACAGCAGCGGGTCATACTCCCGCTCCCGAAGGACTTCATCGCTACCAGCCCGTTCGGCACTCGAAAGCCGGGCATCCTCAAAGAGTCGGCCACGGAAGAGCGGGGCAGACGCATATGAGTCGGCCGTGAAGTCTTCGTTATCAATCTGCGTGATAGCCTGATTCAGACTCACGTAGGCGTCTTCATCCGACGTGCCTGTGGTGTGGGTGTTGAAGGCGTTATCAACCAGTTCACGGAGGTAGAACAGGTTGATGGTGTTCTCACACCCGGCCCCAACGTGCCGAATCTGTCGCTCCATCGCGTCAATATCGGCCGTATCCTCCATTTCATCCGTGATACGCGCGCCGACACCGACCTTCGTGGTGTCGTAGGGGACCGTGGTGTACTGTTCACGGTCGTCACGAATCTCCCCACCCTGTCCGACCGGCGGGGCAAAAATGTCGTCCGAAGACACGGGCATATCCCCGCGCGGCGTGGGGGCGTTGTAGACCGGACTCACATCACGGGCCACCTTGTTGGCTTCCGCCCCTTCAATCACCGTCTCTCGAAGCGCCTCACGGAAGAGGGTATCAACCTCTTCAAACGAACTCCCCGCAAAGAGCATCCGGGGAATGGCCTCATCGATGTGGACCCCAAGGTTCTTCTCCGAGAGTTCCGTGGTCGGATCGGAATTGAGATGCTTCGGGAGGCCGTCAGAGGTATTCGCCTCTTTGACGAAATCCGTCAGTTGTCGGTGCTTCCGGGTGCCCTTTTCGGTCACCCATCGCCGGTCGGCTTCCGTTTCCGGGTCGCGGTCGGGGTGTCGCCGGAGGAAGCGATAATCAGACGGATTGCCCGGTGTCGGCCATGCGGCCGCCACGTCAGCCGGACTCACGTCATCGTCGTGCGTGGCAAGTAGGAGGCCCTTGAACCGCCAATTGCCCGGATTCTGTGCCGCGTTGTGCAGTTTGCGTTGTGCTTTGATTCGAGACATGATTAGGCTAGTGCCCCCGTGACGGCAAACAGATAGGCCTCTCCGAACTCCCCGGCACCGATGCCTTCGTTAGCCACGGCGTTGCCGGTTTCCCCATCTGCAGAGACGGCCTGCCGGAACGACCCGACCCCATCCGGCACCAGCGCGTCACCCGCGCTAATGGCTTCGGAGGCCTCAAGCCGAACCTCACAGTCGTCCCCAAGAATCGGGACTTCCTCACCCTGTGTAACGGAATAGGCAACAATCCCGATGAAGGGGCCGCCGTCCGTTGCACTCGTTACCTCATAATCGCCGGTTACAGCAACCGGCTCCCCACGGGTAAGGTCTTCCCCGGCCGAATAGCCACGGATTTCCTCACCCGAAATGAGGATGTCGTCTGCAAAGGTGTGCTCACCTTGGTCTTTCGTACTCATCGTATCTATGCGTTAGATACCCTGCATAAAAACGGTTTGTCTATCTACGGCCTCAGAGTCGGTTGCTGTCCGTGTTGGGCGTCCCCTCTGCAGTAGCCCACTCGCGCCATCCATCCTTGCCCTCCGAGCCGCTATCAGCCATCGTGCGGGGTTCCTCCGGTTCCGACTCGAGGTTACTCAGTCGCTTGTCCAGTTCCTCCACCGTATCGGCTTCGGCAAGTTCCTGTTTGAGTTCGTCCGTGGCCTCCGAAAGTTCCGATTCAACCTCACCGGCACTCATCATGGAACCAAACTCCGCTTCCATGTCACTAATCCGCTCGCGGAGTTCTTCAACCTCCATCATCAAATCCTCCATGTCCCCCATTTCATACTCGCCCATGTCGGCGTCTTCGTCTTCCATGTCGTCTTCTGCTTTCTCTTCGTCGTCCTCCATGTCGCCGCCGTCTTCCATCTCAACCTCCTCCATCGCCTCAAGGTCTTCCATCAAATCGCTATGGAGGCCCTTGGCAAATTCAACCACGTCTTCATCCGTCATGTCTTCCGTGTCAACGTTGTACTGCTCAAGGTCCCCGCGAAGGTCGTTGATCGTAGCCATATGCCGTGTTTGCACACTAAGCCCCTTATCACTATCCCCAAGCGCGACTTGTCGGGTGCGGGTTTCGTTCGCAAAGTCAACTGTTTTACTCGCCGGTTCCATCACCAACCCAAGCCCGGTCAACTCGGCTTTGGTAACGTGTTCCTCGGCTTCCGGATGGTCGGCCTCAGCCATTTCCGTGGGCATGAGTTCAACACTCGGGCCGCCAAACCCAACCCGACCGTTTGACTCAAGGGCAGACTGCAGGTTTTCATCGGCAAATTCCCCGGCTGCCGTAGAGGTATCCAAGACCACATCCCCGAATAGGGCACCGTCCGAGGCTTCCAGAGAGTTCGGATCAACGTGGCCCCCAACAGAGGCACCGTTTGGCTCCCCCTCGGGGGACAAGTCGTGCATGATATTCACGGGTGGCCCCTCCCCCTCATACACGGGGTCCGTGTTCTGCATGGTTGTCTCATCGTAGAGGGTGGGGGTCTTACTGGCTTGGTCCGTCCACACCCCTTCGTCAAGGAGCTTCAGGTTCCGATAGACAACTTCACTATCGGATCGTTCCTCCCGCTCTATGGGGGCCGTCTCGAGCCGCCTATGTTGGAGCACTCGCCCGGAGAGCCGTGCGTTCTCAAGGCCCGCGTCGTCCGGGGCATCTTCCTCTGGTACACAGTTCGGGACGGTACGCCCGTCTTCTTCTTTCGTTCCGACCGCTACGTATCCGTCCCAACAGGGGTCTTCAAGTTCGTTAATCTCGGCTTCGGAGAGTTCCCCCTCGTTTTCCATACTCTGGCAAATCGCAAAGGCCGTCTCTTTGTCCATCGCGGGGTTCTCGGCTTTGATGGATTCGGCACAGTCCTTGACAGCCTCACTCTGCAGTTCAAGGCCCCCCTCACGGTATCGCTGTTGAATCTCCCGACAACTCAATTCGGACAGGTCACTCATAGGTGCCCGTAGACTCTTTACATACTAAGGCATATCCCTATCTGCCCCGTCCGTGGCCCAAAGAACGGGTGGGTAACGGTACTGGATGAAGCCTGTGTTTTCGGCCCGTTTCCACAGGTGGACTTACGCGGGGCTATTCAAACGCCCCCTCAACGTAGCGCACGAATGTCTTTCTTTCCACAGGTGGACTTGCGCGGGGCTATCCCTTGTGAAACACCCACCAGATCGTATCTGCATAGCCGTCTTCCCCGATTTCCGCGCCAATCTGTAAGAGGTTCATACCGCTATATCAACACTAAACCGCTAAAAGGATGGTGCTATAATAACCCCCACGACTCAAGCGCATACGTCATGTTCACAACGCTATTCTCATACGCTTCCCGGACTGTGTTGCCTTGCGTTGGAATTTGCTTGCGTTGACAACCCGATGGACTCCAATACTCTCCAAACTGTGTTGCGTCTCTGTGCATCGTATTGGTGTCTAAACTCACGATAGAACCTTTCAAGTGATCCACAACGGTTTTGATCTGCGGCATGGTCCCGCCGAGAATATGCACGTCGCGCCCGGTGTATTCCCAAATCGGCGCATCTGTCCCGGCGTACTTTGTCGGTGTGCTGTAGCCAACAACCGCCCATTCTGGTACGTGGCTTATCTCGCCGGGTTCGTGCGGCACAATTATGACGTTCTCAACGTGCCGCTTCAACCGCTCGGCAAAGCTGTTTACGTCGGCTATATTTTCACCGTCATAATCGCCCGCAATTGCGTACTGTGGCTTGTGTTCTTTGACGGCTTGGAGTAACCCCTTTCGGTTGGGGTCCTCCCAGTGCATATCTATAAAGTCGGGGGAAATGCCCGCCCAGTTGTATCTTTCAAGCGCGTCTAACCGGCACCCTGATAGCCACCCGTGCTTGTGAGCGTACTGAGTTAGGTCCGGTCGCCCGGTTGTGATTATATCAATTGAATCAATTGCATACTCATACACATTTAATCGTCTATTCTTACCCGACTCAACATCAACCAAGTCCCACCCAGTTGATTGATACCACGCATTCGCGGCCAAATCTTCGGGGCACTTGGCAACCAACTTCTCATGTGGACTATCTCGACACAAGCGCGTTAGTAACTCGGTGGCAATCCCTTGCCGGCGGTGTGTCTCTTCGACTGCGATTTCATATAATGTCGTCTGTGGCTTCCGAACGCAATGGTTCGCTAAGGCCGCACCGATTACTTGACCGCCGCGTTTGACCGTGTATAGATCCTTTTCTCGGCATTGGGCTTCGTTGACAAAGCCAAGTTCATCCCGGTGGTCTTGAAATACATCCGCCGCCTCACGCGCTAAGGTCATCGTCCCCTTTTTCAACGGTTTCCTCAATCCCACCACGCCGCGCCTGTTCAAGTCGGACGTATAGACTCTCGGGATCGATACACTCAGTTATGTCGTCATGTATAGCCACCGCCAACGCTTCAGCACTTATCTCCGTGTTGCGGTATCCCTCTAAGTATTTCTTGAGGCTCTTTGATTCAACAACCTCTCCATCTGGTTTGTATCTGATTGTGAGCGTGTAGTAATCAGGTCCACCAAAGTCAAATGGGCAAAGTGCTGTTAGTTCATCCGTCTCAAATGTAGCTATGTGATCGCCCGGTGAATCAAACGATTCTAGCAAAGGTTCTTTACCCGACTCCGCGCTACTGTCTACTGGCTTCCCCAAGCCGTTTTCAGACATACCAAATACGTATAGCCGAAGGTACTTACAATTACCTACTCAAACGCTCCCCTCCACATATCTAACCCACGTTTTTCTCTCATTCGGGTGTACAACGAAATTCTCCGGGCGGGCTAAGTCGTTCTGCATATCCGGATCGTGACTTGGGGCTTCCTCTATGAGTTCCTTTAGTTCCTCCATCGGGACGGGAGTGCCACCGTGGAACGGGTTGGTCTTGTTAATCAGCCAATCACACGCGTCAGTCGTTCGATTCGGTTGCTCAGCCTGTGTTGCGCCGGTCCAATAAAACAATTCATCCCCCATGCCTTGCTCTTCATACCCGTCCTCTCGGGCACTATTCAACACACTTGCCGTCTCTGTCCGGGCGATTGTTTCCGCGTTCTCTCTGTCAACCCCCGGCAATTGCATGATTTGATCCGCAAGGCCGTCTATGGTCCACCCATCTGACTCGGCAAGGGTTTCGGTCATATACTCTCTCAATTGCATCAAATCGCCGCTGGCAACGTTCTCAAAGTCGCTAAAGATATTGCCGTCTCTGATACTCCCCTTGATGCGCTCTTTTACAAAGTCGGGCGTTTCACTCGGGCTAAACTGTAGCAACTGCTTGGACCCACCAGCCTCCCACAGTCGTTGATGGAGAGCAAATAACTCTTGCTCCCACGGCTCCCCCGGATGGCTAAAATCCGTCTCACCGTCCGACAGATTAGCAGCGTTCTCTTTTTCAGCACATACCTCACATTTCATGCTGCCCTCCATTCGCTCCCGTTCTCCACATGATCGACACAACTCCGGTAAGTTTGCCGCGTTCTCTCTGGCAGTTTCAAACTCGTCTTGCTTTGATTCGGCCCAGCGTTGGCCCTCATCCCCACCCCACGCTTTCCACATCATGCGGGAACAATCCTCCTTCGGTTGATCGTCCCCACCCTTCTCATGCCGACTAAAGAACGATACCATGCGGTTGATGGTATCCTCTGACAGACTCTCACCGTTCACAAGTTGATTGGCGCGTTCCCATCCCACACGCGTCCCACAATCGTTCGGGTTGCCCGTTTCGTCTTTCCAGTCTAAGGCCATTTGAGCGTTCTCAACGGCGGCCTCCGGATAGTCGCCCGTGTCTATGTCTTCTACATCCTGCAGTTCTTTCGGTTCCGATCCGAACAACGGATTATCCGGCCCGCTATCCTCCGGCGCTTCTATCGTCGCGGGGTCCCTGTAACTCTCCCCGATTTCATCGTCTTCGTGCTCGGGGTAATCCAGCTTCCGGCGGATTTCGTTATTTGTGAGATGGTCCCCGATAGACTGGATTAGTTCAGCCACCTCCTTAGTGTCTTCAAGCGGGTCGTCTATCTCGACGTGGATTTGATGCTCAGACGCATCCCACGGCGAGTATTGATCCACAACCGGCTTGAGGATTTTCCGGCAAAGTTCCGAGCCAAACTGTCGTTGGTTGGCCTTGATGGAGAGCTTGAACGTGCTAAAGCGTAACTCTGCGGGTTTGCCAGAGCCAAGGCCGTCACTCCCCACGTTCCCCATTTCAAGCGGGAGTCCTAATGCTGTCGTGAGGTTTCGCATCCCCATTTCGTCTATCTCTTGATACTCAAACTGTTCCGATTCGATGGTATCAACAGACACGTCTTGCCCGGTGAAGTAGGCGGTGTTTGCATCTGTGGTGGACGGATCAAACAGGTTCCGCACCCTCCGGAGTTCGTTATCCCGAACGGGTGCCCCGTCCTCTCGCCCGACTTTGATATGCCGTTGTGGGAACCCGTGCAGTTCTATGGCGTTGGCAATCGCTTGCTCATTCTCTTTATACGCCATGATTTCATCCTTGTTGCGTAATACCTCACTAATCCCCGTTTTGTCCCGAGCACTATTCTTGTTCAACACTAAGTGAACTAATTCACCCGCTCCAAGCGTCCGGGTTTGGGTGCCACTCCCGCCTTTCGTTTGTTCTTCCCACGCGATTATCTCTCCTTTGTTGTTGCGCTTCGGCACGTAACACCACGGTTGGGCTGGCAGAAAGTCACCGAAGCCACCCGCCCGATTCTTCCGGAGTTCACCCACCGCGTAGGGGAACCACAAGGCATCTTCACCAAGCTCTAAGACTAATTGATCCAGATTGGGGAACTGACGTTCAAGCCATTCTTCCAACGTCATCGGCTCTCCGTCTACAATCGTCTCAGACTCTTCGTTATCCTCTACGCGAATATCTGCGCCCTCCCCGAAATTGAGCAAGGCTTTGTACTGCATCAACTGACTGACGGTGCCACCACTCTCCCGGACACGTTTGATTTCTCGGAGGTCGTCGTGGCTAATTTCTTGGCTCTCAAAGGTATAGCCGGTTCGACCACTTGACTTGTCGACGTTCGTGGTGGGCCGGACGCTATTCAGTGCCTTGCGTTTCTGACTGACGTAATCACGGGCAAGCCCACCAAGATTGCGGAAGAACCCCGGATCGTCATCTGACATACGCACTTCTTAAACGGCAATCCGGTTAGGGTTTATGCTACTACTTGTGCGGGCAGCCGTCGTCTTTCTCCCCCAAGTGGCTAATCTTACCCTCTACAATGTCAACGCCGGAAGACGTGACTTGGCAAATGCACCCAATGGCAGATTCACCGTCTTGACGGGTAAAGCTGCAAATAGAATGGTGCTGCCAAACGGGTACGGTTGTCTCACTCATCGGCAAGCACCTGCTCTAATTCATTTGCGGCCATAGCCCATGTCCCCGCTGCATTTGTATAGCCCTTGTCTGCATCGTTCTCTGCTGCTTGTCGCCACTCTGCCACCAGTTCCCTCAGTTTGTCGTTTTCCGTTGTATCGTCGTAATTGATCGGGATTTCCTCAGTCATCGTAGCTCCTCCGCTACCTTCCGTGGTAGTTGTGCCTCTAAGTCGTCAACCCGTCCGATAATCCGGTCTACGTCTACCTCTACTGTTGGATCGTCGGCCATACTCAGTTCGTTCTTCAACCGCTCTACTACATCGTCTGTATTTAGTTCTACATTTCCGTCTACAAACTCCCGTATCTCCGGCGGGTTGTCGGTGCAACGTCGTATGTAATCATCCCACGTTTCATTCTCTTGCTTGCTCTCTTCAGCCGCGTCTTTCGCGCTTTGAGACACGCGGATGCTTGTGTACTCTTTCGTCATTTTAAACCTCCCACGGTGGTTTTTGAGGCGGGCCGTGACCCTCCGGTTTTCGCTTGTAGTCTTCTATTGTCGGTGTGTCTTGGTCGAAACTCACCCACGCCCAGTACTCTTTATCGTCATGGGCACGGTTTATGATTTGTTTGTAAATACCGTCTGCCATGTAGTCATACTCTGTCTGTGCAGGGTAACGGTTCCCGGCCTTACTCTCAACTTCAAAACGGTCATCGGATATGCACCGGGTGATTAATTGCCACGTCATTGTCCTTCCACACTACCATGTAACACCCATTACTACATAAGTGTTTCCATATACTACTACATTACCGGTCGTACATATCCGTCGCGTGTAGCTCTTCCCTACTTTCCCGGTACCACCGTCGTTGACACTCCGGGCACTCATAGGCGGGCGTCTGTCCCTCAGTAAACGCCGCCGTATGCACGTCGTACACCGTTGTCTCAACGCAGTCAGCGTTACAGTCGGGGCACACCTTCCCCTCGTACTGGATGCCGAGGAACGTCCGTACAGCCGCGTCTATGGAATCCTCTTGTAACGCCTCTTGGAGATTGAACCCGTCACTCATCATCCCGAGCGTACAAGTCCATGCCTTCTAACTCTGCCGGTCGCCCGAAGCTACACGGCTCAAGCGCACCAGCCACGGCATCAAGCATATCATCGTGGTCCCCATCGGGGAAGGCTTGCCATTCAGAGATGAACCCGCTCCAATCCACGTCCTTCCCCGGTACGTCGGACCAATCCAATAGCTGTACGTCGTCATTACTAAACGGGACACTCATATGCAGTATCCGATCCTCCTTGGCGCTATCAGGAGTCACGGGCACGGGATTCAGATTGTGGTCCTTCAAATCGTTCTCAAACCACGCTTGCGCCTGTACCGACTCAAACCGAACCGTTCGGGTGGGTGTCCATCGGATGCAGTCTTTGATCCATTTGGCAGCCTCTGAGGGGCTTTGTCCACGCTTCCGGTGAATGTCACACAGATACGTGTCAGACTTGCGTGCGTGCTGTGCAACGACCGCTAAGGCCCAAAAATCCGTATCGTTCTGCCGGGCCTTCGTCTTATTCATCTCTACCCCAAGGTCCACGAAGACGTGCCACTGCCAATCCGTGCCGTCCAACACCGTTGCATCTGCATAGGAGAGCATATCTCGAGTGAGCAACGTCCCCCCGGCTCCAAATTCGGCCATCACCTCCCGGCGGTAAATCCGGTCTGGTAGGTCACTGAACAATTCGTCTATCCGTTCGTCTGGAATAAACGGGTTGTCGTATGATGTAGCTTGCCATGATGCATACTCTGGATGCTCCGGACTCTGCCCCTTCTCATACCACTCTTCAAAGCCGTCGCTTGTCCACGGCTTGCCGATATACGCCGCTCTCCCGTTCGTATCCAAGAGCATGGCCGCAAGGTTGTCTTCCCAGATTTGATCCGGCATATACCCACGTTCGTCAATCGTGATGCTATCTACCCCGGCACCGTCCAAGCTCTTAGGTCGGTCGTATGAATAGAACTCCCACGTTGCCCCGTTCCACAACTGAATTTCAAACGGTTGTGTGGCTCTGGTTGAGGCTATCAGTTCGTCCGGTAAGACGCTCTTTGCCTGTTGAAAACCGTATTTCCGCGTCTGATTGTAGGTCGGCCCAATCCACCAGACGGTCACGTCTTCAGGGTTGTCGTGGCCGTGCTGGTAGGCTCCGGGGTTGATGCAGAAATCCGCGTCTGAGGCTATCCCCACGACGTTCTTCCCAAATCGTCGCCCACCGACTAAGGTGCGATACCGCGCGTCACTCTCGAAAAACGCCCGTTGAATCGGAGAGAGCTTCCACGTCAGACTAATGTTGCTGGATGCTTGACTCATCAACTTCTACTACATCCGATGTGACTGTGATGTTTGTCCCGTCCATCCCCGTCTCTGTGTCGTCCCAACTGTCCGGGTGTCTACGCTTCAGCATGGACATGAGGAACCTGTGGTCGCCCTGTTCACGCGCCAACTCCTTGATGAGTTCAAAGTAATTTTGCTCTCGGACACCCTTCGCGCGTGTGAACCGCTCCCGGAAATCTGCATAAATGCCTTCCTCTTGGGCCTCTCCTTTGTTCACCCACTCATACACGTTGGAGGGGTGGACGTTGTTGGCACGGGCGGCCGCTTCAATTGACTGCCCCTCTTCTACCATAGCGGCTATGGCTTCCTGCCGCTCCTTGGTAAGTTTTGAGTCCCGCCCGTTCTCCGGAGGATCGTCTGTGTTATGCCACGGACATGAATCAGCCGGGTTCTGGCAGGTGCCGCCCTTAGTGGTTGGCGCACCACACAGTTCGTCTGACATACCCGAGCGTATGCCGTAGAGGATAAAAGGGCTTCCGGGGGTTACTGCAACGGGAACGCGAATACAGCCACTTCTTTATCTTCCCAATTCGGGAACGTGGCTGCAATATACCACCCATGCCGCTCTAATAGCAATGTTGGGTCCATATTCCACGGTTTGGGGTACGTCTGCACGTATGCCACCCCCGGGCCGAACTTGAACACACTACCGCCTTTGGCGCTATCCTCCACTTCGTCCATGACCGTTGCTCTGTCACTGGTTTCAATCTCCATTGTTGCCCTCCGGTTGCGTCCGTCGTAGACTGTGTGCCACGCCCTCGTTCTTCAACGCTTGGAGCGTCTGTGCTAACTTCTCGGCCGTGGCTTCTGGGTCCGATCCTTTGCACTTCACGTCTATCTTATCTTGATCGCGTGTCCCTGTCCCCCGTTTCACAGAGGTTTTCAGCACTATCTTATCCGCGCTTTCACTAATCGTGTGGGTTGTGTTGTCAGTCATTGGAGAAACACCATCCCGTCGCATTTGCTACATCGGCGTTTGCCATCGTCTCGATACGTCTGTGTGACCGTGCCACAGTTCTTGCAATCATACATCCGTGTCATAGGTCTATGGTGGCCGCTTGAACCATCGGAAGGTCGCTCACGTACTCTAGTGCTTCCTGTAGTTCGTTTCTCAATACTTTCCCACGGGTTTCCTTCAATACCGCTGTTGAACCATCCATCTTGAAGCGAACCGTGCCGTTCTCTCTCGGCCCAGTTGATTCAACAGTTATTTCTTGTGGTTCGGTGCCTTGATTCGTGTGAAACACCACGTCTGCCTTCCAGATGTGTTCATACTCACTCATTGTCTTCCCCTCGTAGTTCGTCTGCGTAGGCGTGGAACCGCCGGGCAAGGTGCCGCGTTTCATTCTTCAAATGTTCATTGTCGTGCTTCCCGCCTTGTCTCCACAATCTGTTGCCAACCACTTGGGCTTCAAACGGTGACTCTATCGGCAGTTCGGGGATATTGTCACGATCCTCCGGGGCAACCTCTCGGTCACTCATTCCCTTTGGTTTGACAATCACATACCCGTCTTTCGGCACCACGTCAACCTTCTCACCAACTTCTATTCCCGCTTCCGACAGTTGCCAACTCACGTTGACATGTGGACTCCCGCCGTTCTTTGATAGCACGTTTCGTTCGGTCGTGCAGTTTGGTCCTCTGTCACTCATTGTCTTCTTCTGCTTGCATGCGTTGTCTGATTGCATACCGCCCCGCTTGACTATACGACTCTATCGGGCCGTTATCCCCAACAAGCTCTGTGAGGTAGACGTCTACCTCCGAGCCGTCGCGGATATTGACTGTGTTGTAGTGTGCCATACGTCACCGCAAGACCCACCGGGGGACTCGAACCCCCGCGCTACCTATGTGGGTTACTCTCGCAGTTTGAAGACTAAGCACTCGTCGCCGTCACAGGCATCGTGGAGTTCGACCGCCGCGTTACTCTGGTACACGTCGTCAATGATACCGGCTTTGCTGTACGAGTTAACGTCTCCAACAATGTCGTGGTCCCACGAAACCACGATCACATCAAAGTCTTTACCCGGCAAGCTACGCGGTCGCACATCGTAGACAATCCGTGCTTCAATCCGGTCTGCCGCAATCTCCGTCTCAACGTCAACGTCTTTTTGATCGTCTTTGCCGTCAACCGCTTTGGTGCTTCCCTGCATACCTACCACTTACAGAGCCACCCACTTATATCTAACTATTCTACTTGGCCTAAGTATCCAATTCCCCACTCCCGATTAACTGATTCATGGACGCGATAAACGCCCGATCAACTTCCTCTTGCGAAGCCACCCATTCTATCGCGTCCGTCCCCATCTGCCTGTCCGATGGATAGGACACATATCTATCCCCGTATGCTATCTCCTTGTGCGTCTCTAACTGCTGCAGGGCTTGCTCAAATAGATCAACCGGCATTGAGCCATTACTGCACAGGCTCATCCGTAGCTGATACTGCGTGCATAGCAACATCGTGTTCGGATTTTCGTTGGCTTGCATCTGGATGATACACTTCT